GGTCATACCCACAGTGGCATTGAACCAGGCTCGGCCAGCTCTGACAGTCCAAACCCTAAAAAGTAGGTGTTGTATGCAAGGCATGAACCGAGTGACTGGGACATCATTGTCTGGCATCGATCATTTGCGCCAGTCCATCGAAGATATTTTGACCACGCCGTTAGGCTCGAGAGTGATGCGGCGAAATTATGGATCTAGGCTTTATCAGCTAGTGGATGAGCCCATTAATCAAGTTTTGTTAGTGGAAATATATACGGCGGTAGCAGAAGCACTGGGCCAATGGGAGCCTCGTTTTGAGCTAACACGCGTACAGGTGGCATCGATTCGGGCTGGGAAAATAGTGATTGACCTAGACGGGGTCTACCAGCCTCAAGGTACGCCATTAACATTAGTAGGACTGAACGTATGAGTGGCTTTAGTGCGATCGATTTGGCCCAGTTACCATCGCCTAATATCATTGAAAGTATCGATTATGAGGCCATTTTGCAGCAGATGTTAGCGGATTTGATCAGTCGAGATGCAACGTTTAGCGCGTTTACTGAAAGTGACCCTGTCTACAAAGTGTTAGAAGTAGCGGCTTATCGTGAAATGTTGTTACGAGCACGCATCAACGACACGGCCAAAGGCGTCATGCTGGCCTACGCTGTTGATGCTGATCTTGATAACTTGGCGGCATTTTTTGGTGTTACAAGGCAAGTTGTTGAACAAGGTGACGCTGCTGCTACGCCTGCCATCGCACCGGTATATGAAAGTGATGACCGGCTTCGAAAACGGGTGCAGCTTAGCCTTGAAGGGCATAGCACCGCAGGCCCCATTGGTAGCTATGTCTATCATGCCTTAGCGACAAGTCCCTTGGTCAAGGATGTTGATGTGGCGAGTTCTCATCCAGGACAGGTGAATGTCACGGTGCTTTCATCAGAAGGCCAGGGTATACCCGGACAGGATCTTTTGGATCACGTTTTTAAGCAATTAAACGCGGACTCTGTTCGGCCATTAACGGATCAGGTTGATGTGCAAGCTTGTCAGGTGGTGCCCTATACCGTCGAAGCAAAGCTCCATTTGTATGATGGGCCTGATGCGAATGTGGTAAGAGACAAGGCCTTGTCGGCTATTTCTGACTATGTAAAAGACCATCATTTACTGGGCAATGACATCACTTTATCGGGCATTTATGCGGCATTACATCAACCAGGCGTTGAGCGTGTCGAGCTTTTGAGCCCACAAGAAAATTTGTCGATTGCACAGTATGAAGCGGCCTGGTGTGAACGTATACAGGTCGATTAGGAATGAATCATTATGGCATCTTCGCTACTTCCAATGAATGCGAGCAACCTAGAAAAGCACCTAACCAATACCATCAGTAAAACGGCGCAACTCCCCGTTGATATCGACACATTGTGGAACCCGCAAACTTGTCCAGAGACGTTTTTGCCTTGGCTTGCCTGGGCACTGTCAGTTGATCACTGGAACAGTCATTGGCCAGCTCAAATAAAGCGGGCGCAGATAGCAGACAGTATTGAAATACACCGCAGAAAAGGCACCGTTTCAGCCGTCAAGCTTGCCATGGAAGCCTTTGGTGTTCAGGTTGAATTGCAGGAATGGTTTCAGCACCAAGGTCAACCACATACGTTTAAGGTGAATGCTTGGGCTGCCGATCGAAACATGGCGGGGCAGGCGCCAGTACTGACGAACGAGTATTACCTTGCCTTACAAAAGGCGATCAACAATGCCAAACCTGTTCGGTCTCATTATGACTTTAAGGCAGGCATCAAGTTTAGTAATCACATTCACATGAGCGCCCTGTCACAGATGCATTGTGTTATTCGAGTTTCAGGAGAGTTTCAATGACACAACCTTTTCAACCTGTTGTGACACAAGTGGGTTTGCAAGCCGTGTTTAATACGAGTAGTTCTGGATTTGCCGCCAATGTGGTGAGTATTGGCTTGGGTGAAGGTGGTTGGGAGCCAGATGATACAGCTACTGAACTTAAGGATGAAAAACGACGAATAGCCATCGGAAATAGTAACCCTATCTCGGATACTCAGATTCACATTACGGCCATAGAAGAAGGCGAAGAGCATTCATACTGGGTGAGGGAGATAGGGTTTTATCTAGACGATGGCACATTGCTGGCTATCTGGAGTCACCCCGATCACCCCATCGCCTATAAGGCGGCCGGTGTGGATTTACTCATAGCCTTTGATCTGGCCTTAGGGGCATTGCCCAAGGATAGCATCAACGTCATTGGCACAGGTACGGTTAGCCTCACGCCTGCTCGTACGGATAAGTATGGTCTCGTTAAATATGCCACGGATAGTGAAGCTACAAACGGTAGCCTTCAAGATAAAGTGGTGACTCCTAAAGGACAGAGGCTACATGGTGATGCTCGATACGCAAAAACGGTGCATCGACACGTTTGGTCTGATATCGACCAAAAGCCAGGTACCTACCCACCTTCAACTCATCGGCATAACTGGAGCGAGCTAGATCAGAAACCGGCTACCTATCCACCGTCTTCACACCACCACGATGATCGTTACATTACTTTGGGCACTAACTTAGGTGGAAAGACGGTGTATGTTGATGTCCAGGGCACGGGAAACACCGCTGACGCCAATACGGCATTGGCATGGGCCCAAGCCATTCATCCACCAGCGCAGTTTGGTGATGGCAGTATGATGATCGTGATCTACCGGAACCGATACTGGCGAGGTACGGGTAACGGTGCTAATTGGTACAACGATCAGTGGACCGCTCGTTTCTTTAAATCGGGCGCTTCCTGGGCCTTGGGTTTCACAACACATAGAGCATGGTGGGGTTAGTATTTCTTATGATGAAGATGGTATTGGTCTTTAATAAATTCACAGGTAGTTATATCGGCATGACATCCGGTATTGATTACGAGCGTAATGAAGTGAACTTCAAGTACAAAGTACGCGAATTTGAACCGGATACCCACGTTTGGGAAGGGGATTATGACAATGGTTCTTTGGTGATGATTCAAAATGCGGCCGTGGTGATTTCTGAAACAGAACTGGATGCGGACTGCCAGGATAAGGTCTTTCGTGAATACAAATATTACCATCAGTTGAATGTGGTGTATGGCGTACTGGATAAGCTACTCGCTGCAGCAAATGTGTCTGATGCCGAATATGAAGACATGAAAACTTACATTGCTGCCATCGTTGCCAATAACGAGCGCTACAAAGCCGCTTATGCCGCACAGGAAGGGTATGACTATCTGGATAAGCAGGCTGAGCGTGAATTATTAAATGCGCAACTTGAAGGGGGCCTTCATGAAATCATGGGGCGCAACATGCATGCGGGTGTTCCTCAGTGATGAAGGTCGTTCAACATGTGACAGATGATGGCGTATTGGCACTACGCAACAAACTGAGTCAGCTCGATGATGCCTACTGGCGTGATAGAAGTAAGCACAAACCCAATATGGGTCTCAATGGAGACGTTGGTCATTATTTTTCCTGTGCTCGAGAATCCATGCCCCATGCGATTAGGGCTGATATTGACGCCGTTGCGCCACGCTTCGAACCCTATGAGTTAGAGGGTTGGCTGGTGAATAAAACGCCTGTAGGTGGTGGTATGCCCCCTCATATTGATAACGAAGGTTATTTCGGCATCGGCATTCTTTGCTTGCAGTCACATAGCGGTAGTTTTGAGTGGTACAACGATGTAAACCAACCAGAAAAAATCACTGATAAAGCCGGTCAGCTTATCTTGTTTGATGATACCCAACTTGTCCACCGTGTCCCAGCGGTGCTGAACGAACGCTATGTTGTGGTCTTTTTGTATCGCTAACACTCCATGTCATCAAGATAAAACAAAGCAAGATAAATTAAGAAAGAGAAATCGTATGTATCACGTACTTCCCGCACTGGTGAACCCGGAGCGGTGCGCCTCCATAGTGTCTGCAGCTAAACATGCATTACCCAGTTTCAAAAAAAGCCAAGGCGTTATGCGACGCATGGGCATTCATGGCAATGAGGTAATGTCCGAATACGCTGTGTTGAAATACTGGCGTATGTCCAAATCGTTGAAAGCTCTGGTTGATGATGCTTTACCACCTGACGTGAGAGAACGAGTCAATGAAGTCTGGCTGCTTCACTTCCCTATAGGTGGGCAACTGGATTGCTATCAATCAAAAAAGGCGCTCTTTAACTGCCTGTCTGTACCATTAAACGATGGCGGTACCTTTGATGTATGGGAACAAGGTAAGCCTGTATCTCTCACCAATAAAGCTGGAAATGGCATCACATTTTCATTAGCGAATCCGCATAGCGTATCCATTACAAAGCAAGCTGACTGGTACCTGTGTTGCCTGTTTTTAAATCATGTTTCTTTAGATGAAGAGGTGAACTCACATGCCTGAACAATTCTTACACGGCGTTGAAGTCGTCGAAATCGACAGCGGCCCACGGCCCATACAAACCTTAAAATCCAGTGTCATTGGCGTGGTGGGCACCGCCCCCAATGCGGATACTGAGGTCTTTCCTATCAACACGCCTGTACTCATTGCAGGACAACGTACACTTGCCGCTAAACTCGGTGAGGGCGGTACGTTAGCTGCC